TGTTTTTCTGGACCAATAATTCTGCATCAACCGCTTCAGGTACGCCTCAGCTTTTGGTGGAGCCATATTACCAACATCGACATTAAACACTAATCTCTCTGGAGCTCTAACTAAGCGATAAACAATGATCGAATCTTCAATTAAGGATAACTGCCTGTAAGCTCGGCGAGCGCTTTCAACAAATGGCATTCTTAGAGTTTTCGTTTCATTCCAAATACCGCTATGTATATATGTAACTTGATTCTTATCAAATGGAATGTGTTGAACTTTATCGTCGTTTGAGTTGCTTAATTGGTTACCCCCAGCATCTTTTTTATCAATTTTTGGTTTGCGTAGTAAGAACCCCTTTATCATCAAGTTTTGTACATTATCATATATAGGATCCACTATTTCAGACGGCACATTTATAATACCTAAAATACCAGCTTCCGTGTGATCTTTATGAATAATATGTTCGAAAAATACTTCTCCATCGACCAACATTTGTCTAAAATACTCCCACCCTCTATGCTCTAACTCGTAAAGACTTATAAACATGTCAAATTCAGATTTTAGCTCCTTTTTAATGTTAATGTCGACATCTAAATCTGAGAAGTCTATCTTAATAAACTCTTCTTGTTGGTCCTTGTTGATACACTCATCGCAGATTTCATCCAACGCATCTGCTACTTCTGCAAATTGAGCCATGACCCTATAATCTCTTAAGCGCTTTGACTTGTCGTAATCGACATTAGCATACATGAATGCATGGTAATTTTTATCTGAAGCAACACCACCAACACCTGCAATATTCTCTTCTCGGTTACTGGTGAAGACTGAATGTTTGGAGATGAGATCTTGTCGCCTAGTACCAGTTTTATAAAAATCCTTAAATTTTGGATTTATATTATTAACATTATCAATTAAATCATAGGGCTGACCATATGGCATGCTAGATTTAATGTAGGTCATTAAATTTCTACCAAATGTATTTTCCCTCTGCGTACCTGACGAACCGTATTCAGCCATATATGAAATTATTTATGATTTTACATTTACTATTCTAGTTTGATTGTCACCGTATAACGTACCATACCCACCTTTATTAGCGATGATAATGTCTATAAACCCTACAGCTTGTGTAGCAGGTATATTAATCCACATTAAATTGGGTGATAGCACTCTATATTTGTCAGAGCCGAGCTCTAATCCAGAGAATGCAGGGAAATGTGATGATAATGAGCGTGTGTTGGTAAATAGATCAAATTCTGACTTACCACTTAATGCGTTAGTTGTATATACACCGGTACCAGCGCTCAAATACACAGCAATACTCTTCTCAAAATTATACCCTGTGAGGCGTATTTTACATTCAAATCCTACGCGAGCTATAGGAATATCATCCCCCCAAATTGGTGGGTCATCTGGTCTAACATAGGAAATTGCCGGTCTAGCGGATATTACAAAATAACTTGTAATATTCTGCGCTGATAGAGCATGACCATCAACTCGCTCCCCTGTTACTGAACTAAGAGATGTTATGTAATTCGTTAGTTCTTCTGATTCAATTTTTGTTTCAAATTTTTTCATTAAATGTATTCAAACCCGGTTAGAGGAGTTATATGTGTCTTGACATAAAATATGTTGTCAGCACTAAGTGATGATGTATATGGAAATAACCAGCCCTTAATTGTAAATGATGTATCTGCTGTTACCCTCGCAGGTTGATCAGATGTCAATTCGGAAGGATATTCTAACGAAACATCACCAGACCATTCAACTTGAGAGCGAATTTCTACAGTTTGATTTGTTAATTTTGATGGTAATTTCCAGGATATAATAATATACGGATTTGAATATGGTATAAAATTCGATAAAATTTGATCCATATCGGTTTGATATTTTGTCAGTATCGACATACCAACATCTACATTTATCGGTACCGGAGCCCGTAAAAACTCTGTACTTGCAGTATGAGGCTGTACATCATAAAAGCCGGTTATCTTATTAAAAACTCTATCAGTATCTCTGGCAATATTACCAACTGTAATGGATATGACAGGTAGTGTTAAATGTTGAGATTTGTTGATTAAGTCATTTAATACTCGCTGTTTTGGAGCATAAACATATCTTACCTGGATTTTATCGACTACAGATCTACTGCGATTGTATCTGTTAATAGTAACATCATCAAAAGCAGCAATGAACTGGGTGATGAGATCTTTGATCTCAAAATAATAAGGCTGATTCTTCACTACAAATATTTATTAAAATTCAATTGTTAATATATTGTTGTAAAACTTTGAAGTTTTATTTGTTTTCTTAACAGCTGAATCGATAAGTAGACTGATTTGCTTATTATTCTTTATTATGTGTTGAGTTGAATAGTCGAAAGTTAGTGAACCCTGTGCTTGTATGATATCGAAAGGTACAGGTATTTCGTAGTTCTTAGTAAATGGCTTTTTTTGAGTCTCAAGTAAAAAGTGGATATAGAAATCTTTAACATTGAATAATATGAGTTTACCTTCTCGTAATATTTTTTTATTCAATATAAATTTAATATCCTTCTGCAGGATACCTCTCAAACTCTCTTGTAAATCATGTAACAGCATTATACGTCCATAAATCTCATTTTTTGGCGAGGTGTCATTGGAGCAATACTTTCGGTAAAATATCCCCAGAATGTGTCGTCAGCTGGTATTAGGCTAATCAGAGAACAACTATCCATATTAATAGACCTATAATCCTGCATAAATAGATCCCATGTGATCAACAAATTATGTCTGGCAGGGTTATATTTCGGTGGTTTAGATGTAGCTCGAAAGTTCAATGATACTTTACCGGGTACAGAGAACAATAATTCGGTACTATTTGTGCACATCATTCTCCTTGTAAGCGGTTTACCAGACTTCGGTTTGCGCCTGTTAAACTTTATTTCTGCGACGTTGTTTTGTAGTAGTCTTCCTAGCGTCTCTAGACTTATCTGCATCAGGTGTATTTAATTCTCGAGGTGTACAAATGCCAAAAATTCTACCTTCGTTTAGAAAAATAGCATCTTTAAGAGTACCTACATCGTCAACATCAAGATTGCTGCAAGGAATGCCTTTATCGCTAGGAAAGCAAACGTAATCATTTACTTTAACATGCTTACACTTAGGTCCTGCTAATACAACTTTCCCAATTCGCCATGCCCGTTCAACATGTGCGAGAGGAATCGCAATACCACCGCGCATCACTGACTTACCTCCATCATCCGTATCTGCATATTGTACTAATAAAATATCATCTAGTACATTAGATAAACCATACCCGAATAGTGTAAAATTATCATTATGATATGTATCTAGATCAATTAACCGGTAATCATTTGATTCTGCATTTTCCTGCAGTTTATTTAATGCTCCCATAACTTTTTATATTTCGATATATCTATATTATCGCTTTCTATATAATATCTAATCTCTCTTTGTGAGAGTTCAAGATGGTTGGCTAATTTAGCAATCGTTTGCGTGTCTTCTGAGTTGTGCTTACTAGTTTTTTTAATATAGTTAATTCTATAGATCTTTGAATGAGGTACAACTCTTGTTAAAAATTTATAGTGGCTCTGCTTGGTATCAAATACAGAATAGTATCTATTAGTAGTATAATTCACTAAATCAGCAACATTTGGTGAATACATGCTCAACCACCTATTAACCATATAACTATTGTAATTAGACTCGTCTGCTACATTATCCAATAAATCTCCTTTTTTATAGCAAAGAATATCGTTTATAAAATTGAATATTGTCGTCACTTAATTATAATTTTAGTAGTAGCGATAAACATATCATCATTCATTTGATAAAACACATCAATAATATCTCTCATGAAGCTATCAGATTGTTCGTCAGTTAAATGTGTAGAAAACGCAAATGCTGGTGCCTTTCTACCTGCATTAATGTTGATAGCTGTATGGCCTAATGCCGCACCATTCTTAGCATATGTAATACTCACGCTACACTTACCTTTTGGTTGAATTATGCCGTGCTGCTCGTGTTCTTTATGAACAATTAAATCATCACCATCTACTTCAATAGGCGCATTGAGGTATTTTGTACTTAGCAAATTTGCAATTTGAGTGTTGAACAATCTTTGCCATGCAACAGCACCTAGCGCATCTAACCCAGGAATTTCCCAAACAAAATTTATAGCATCATCGCTATAAATGTAGTCGTTTGCTAGTGTGTCCTCTAGATCGATCATCCCATCCGCTTCTACAAGCATTGGAGCTCTGAATGCAATAATATTACCTATGGGTAGTGTTTTATTTCGAAAAAACTTATATGCAAATCTGTCATGCAATAAATTGCCGTCATATTTTTTGATGTCGCGAACTATCATATGTATTAATTATAGTATCTTTTCGACCTCAGTCAAGTCAAAATTAACAAGAATAGTTTGGCGACCGTCTGCAACAACGGTATACCCTGACTCAATTAAATATGGTATCAATAACTGGCCTTTACCTTGGATGTCTTCTACATCGGTATCATCAATACCAATAATATGCCTATCAGCAAGATTTTTCGAAGCAATCATATACGTAGCCATATGACTTTCAGCTGCTTGCCTCGGAGTATAGCTAGGACCAGTAGGTGATACTTCTCCATAATCCAAAAATAAAAAATCAATTTCTTTGTTAAACTGTTGCAAAAATGTTATACCATCGGTTTGATATGCATTAAACGTTTTCGGATATTTTTGATTAGTCAAGGATAGGACTTTTGTTAAGTTGTCAACATCAACGGTATGTACTTCCTTTCCAG